TTACTTGTTCTTGTATCGTATAACCGCTTATTTTATATAGGCTATGATAAATCTTTCCCGGCTCATGCACTTCTAACTTCAAAAAATGAGTATCATCTATCCCATCACCAGTTGTGTCCTTTAGAAAATCCCAGGCTATTATTTGCCTATCAATTTGTCTAATATTATCGTCAGCTTGTTCAACAAAGAAATATTTAGGATTTTGAGATTCTATTATAATATTGCGTTCTTCCTTATATTTACTTCTTTTAGCATATCTTATTTTGAAGCAAGAATCTCCTCTATAACTATTTCCTAAAGCTGATTCATATAATTCAGTATATAAATTATTTTCTGCAATTAATTCTTGTAACCGTTCATCAGATTTTAGAGGACCATCATTATTTCCTTTATTCCCTGCTTTAAATTGGGGGTGTTCTCCAAATAACATATCAGCTGATAGTTTTGAAAGTAATCCACAATAATTACACACCAGATAAGTCATAACAACTTGATCATTATTTTCTAATTGCCTTTGTATCTTTTTAAAAACTTCGTCGTGTCTACCTTGAAATAATTTTCTATGCTTTTTATATTTCTCTATTCTCTGTCGTTCTTCTTTTGTTGGCGGCCAATAATCACCTTTTGACAAGTATCCCATCTTTTTCCATCTCCTTCACTTCTTAATAATATCCCTTATATATAAGAAACATTTTTGGAGTACTCAAAGCTCAAAAAAATGCAGGCAAATGTAGCAGATTTCAGTATAGTAATAATTGTGTTACAATAATGTCATTTTTTTACATATTTGGTATGAGTAGTTAAATATTTATGAGTAATTACTCAATTATTCAAAAAAAAGTGTTCTTATTCCTATCATACCAAATATTATTTTTTTTTGAATACTTAAATACTCATTTTCGTTTTAAATTTTTTTTTCAAAAAATAATCTCTCGCGTATTATAAGTATTATTTTAAAATCCACGCGGTTTTTTTGTAGAAGGTCTTAAATTTCTGTTATTAAACAACTTTTCTAAAGCTTGTGTCATACTGTCAACTTGATCATCATAATCCCCTTCTGGAAATCTCGAACATTCATCAATAAATCCAGATACCCAACTTTGTTTTGAAGGATTTGGAATATAAACATTCCCTGCTTCTAAAAAAGGTGTTACAGCATAAGCTCTTGATACTTTACCACCTTTGACTGATACTGGTTTTAAACCAGATATTTGACTATTCAAAACATTAATAACAGCTGGTCCATTAGCTTTATCTTCTATATAAATAGGTTTTGCTTCTGGCCATTTCTTTTCCATATTTTTTATTTCTTTTACCGTTTTGCTGAAATCTAATTGTGATCTACTCTGATCTAATAAATAAGCATTAGTTCCCATTAAACCCCAAACTTGACCGACTACAAAACTGCTGTCTTTTTGATCTTTAAATGCACAATCCCAACTCATTATGATCTTATCAAATTTATTTATTCGAGGCATACGATTATAATAATTCCACCATTTTGATTTAATAATATCTCCTTCTTCGGGTGAAGGATTCCCTTGATAGAGTGATTCCCAAGCTTTTCTATCCATATTATTTTTTCTTTTTTCTAATATCTTTTTAGGAAATTTTTCAGGCCATAAAGCTTCACCTCTTTTTCTGTCCAAAATATCATTCTCGGGTTTTTCACATATTGCTGGCATATTGATCTTTTTCCATTCGTCACCTTCGTGTTCTAGGATTCTACCAGCCAAATCATCGTGATGCCACCTAGTAGTTATTAATATAACTTTACCATCAGTATGAAGTCGACTTCTTAAAGTAGTGTCATATTCGTGCCATAATCTATCTCTATAAGTTTGTGAATATGCTTCTTGTCTATTTTTGATCGGATCATCAATTAATAATAAATCAGCACCTTCACCTGTGATAGATCCTCCTACACCAGATGATAACATTTGACCTCTATGTTTTTTAATACCCCAATCCACAGAGGATTGTTGTTTTGGGTGAATTTCAACATTAAAAATTGACTTGCCAAATCTTTCAATCTTTTCTAAATTCCTTTGTCCAAACTTTTTTGCTAAATTTCCACTATAACTAACTTCAATGACTAATCTTTCCGGATTTTTACCTATATACCAACTAGGAAAAGTTTCAGTAATAGTCATAGACTTAGAATGTCTAGGGGGCAAAGTAAACATTATTTTATTTTTATCTAAATGATCTTTTTCTAAAGCTATTAATTCATTTGTTATAATTTCGATATGTTTTGCTGGTTTATAAAGCCCCCTGTGTATATACTGGATATAAAATGAATAATCTTCATAAGCTAATTTTCTCCATCTAGGTTCTAAATTTTCTAAAGGTATCAAAACATCATTCTTCTTCTCCGATTTTTTCTTTACGTTCTTTCCAGAATAATTTTTGGAGCAATTCTTTGGTTTCATCATCATATTTTTTGACATCTTTTATTTCCCCTTCGTGTTGATGTTTCAAATTACCTGTTAAATCAGCTTCAACACTAATAGATTTTCTGCCCCACCTATCTGGGAAACTCCTTTCCAACCACCAAGCACTTGCTTGCCAACTTTCCTTACTGGCTTTATTTATAACTGCGACATTTCTTACTTCAGCTGTTGATCTTGCCTTTTTAACTGACTTGTAAAATTCTGAATAAACGCTGTCTTTTTCATCTTTCACATCTTGTTCTCCAAGTTTCATATATCTATAAAATGTTGATTCATCAATTCCTGCATATTCACAAGCAGTTTTAATGTAATTGCCTGCTTTAATCACTGAACAAATATCATCAATAAGATCTTCATCTACTGCAATTTTAGGTTTCCTGCCAGAATTTTCATTACCACCCATTTCCTTCACCTCCTATTTATCATCTGGTACCCAACCTTTATTAAAATCATCTTTAGATCCTCGATTAACCATTCCAGAATCATCATAAAGTCGGTCCACTTCTTCATATTCCATTTGAAGTAAATCCATAACTTCTTCTCTACCCATATCTCTATTATCGATAAGTTCACTTACCAACTCTGACATTTTTATAATTTGATGATTTCCTCTAGCCCTATTATGCCTAACTGTAGACATCATTTGTTCTTTTCTATTAACTTCTTTTAAAAATACTACCGGTACTTTCCCATCAGTAAATTCTCTAACTTCTTTATCTTTTAAAGCAACAGTCCATCTATGAAATCCATCAACTATCTCATAATCTGGTCTTATTACAATAGGCTGTGTCCAACCATCAGTAAGTATTGAAATTTTCAATAATTGTAATTCTGGTGGAGGAACGTGATTTGGATTATAATCATTAGCTTTTAATTTTTCAACATCTACCCATTTAATATTATTTAATGGTTGTTCTTGCATTATTTGATTCCTCCTTTTGTTTACTCTTTTCCAAAGCATCATAATATTTTTTCTTAGCTTCTTTAATATCTTTAGTTTTTAAGGGCGTCATTCTTACTAACGTTCTTTTTAAAAAGTCCCCATTTACAACTATTTTTGCTAAAAATTCCCAAGAAATACCTGTATACCAATGAGGTGTTTTACCTAAGATTGGTTCTTTAGTTTTATCATAATGTTTTTTAATATATACTTCAACCTGTTTAACTAAGTTTAATCGGTGTTCTTTAGAATCATAACCTTTAATTTTTTCTTTTATAAATTCTTTCCAAGAGATATTATCTGGTTTTTGGACATCTTTACGTTCAAAATATAACTCAGTATTACCATATCTGGAAGCAGTAGAAGCACCGGGTACTCTTTTATACATTTTATCCCATACTTCTGGAAAACAAAACTTAAACATATGCAAACTTTTAACCGCTTCTTTGTGATAAGGAGGAGCAATTCTTTGATTATGGGGTGCTATTCCATATTTGTCCATAACATCATAAGCGTGATTATAATCCCAACCTAATTTTTTAGGTGCAGTCCAAACATCTTCGGTCTGCCAATCATAGATAGGATAAATTTTATATATATTTTTAGGTTTTATCAATTTAAGTTTTTCTTTTGCAAAACCCTTAAAAGAGTGTCCACTAGCTTTAATAATATAATTTTCTTTTTTCTTATTTGTTACAGCTCGATACCTAAAAAGACTCTCTTGTGCTCTTATCCCCATTATCACACCAACTTTACCATATTTCTCTGGTGGATAAAAGAAATGCCCATTAAGATCAAACAAAGATAACCTTCCTTTTGGATTTGG